AAGAAGTAGCTGAGTAATTTTATAGGGGCTTACTTTGCTAAAAGGTAAAGCCCCACATTAGAAAATGCGTAACCTGCGTACACCATCGCCATGCTTGGGTTTCCTCTGTAAAGTTGTTCAGCAGCAATGTAGGCGTAGATGCCACCAGTTAAGATAATTAGCCAAGCACTCATTAAAACGCAGAAACGTCTATTACGTCCCCTCTGAACTGGATATGGTCTTCTGAATGTTTAGCCACTATTTCTGGCCATAACAGTTCACCATTAAAGAAGTTCAGAACCGCAAACCCAGACCTGTGGTTGTTTGGGTTTATCTCAGCATAGGTAAATTGTGGGCCATCAGTCTCAGCAAGTGTTCCAGTATCTACTCCATATCTACATCCGTTGTAGTCGCTAAAAGGAGTAACCTTTAGACTATGTAAATGTCCAGTAACGATTGAAACACCAGCGTTTACAGTATTATTGTGAGTGGCATGAACTCCACCTTTATATCGGTGTTTAATGATGACTTGCTCAGTAGGCCATACTGCCCAACAGAAGTCCCAATCTGGGATATGGTCTGTTAGCTTAAATCCCTGTACTTCTTTAAACTGTGGTGCGTGTTGAGCAAGTCGATTGCCAAACCTAATGTCATGGTTACCCCATGTAAACAGTAGCTTTACATTGTGTCTTGCAGCTTTAGCGGTTTCTTCTATTTCACCCAATGCACCTTGACAAGCCTTTAGTTCTTGGATAACAGAAGTTTGTGGTTGGTCAGTTACATCATGTCGGCTTATAGACGCACCATCAAACGCATCTCCGTTACATATCACTGCTTTAGGTTTGAACTCTTGGATAGCCCATAGAAGCCCTTTAAATGCCGTTGTGCGTTGTGCAGGAATAAAGTGAGCATCTGAGAACACAATAACTGTGCCGTCCAACATTCCAAGTTCTATTTGTTTGAGTGGGCTAAATGACTTTGGTTTGTTTTTATCGTATTTAACACCCCGATGGTCACTTGCATGAAGTGCCATGTTATAAGTTTTCTCAATATACCTTCTACGCAAATGAACGGCTCTATTATTGATTCCAAGATGTTCAGCAATTCTTTGTGCAGATTGAAGTTGTCCCCATAGTTGGATAAACTCTGTATCGCTACACGTTTCGTTATGACTACCCATTGGAATCCTTGGTTAAAAGGTGTTCTAGCAAATTGATTATGCGATGCTCTTGCATTTCTTTGTCGTCCTCAGAGGAGGATGCGTCTTGTGCCACAGTCATCAAGTCATGCAAAAAGATGTGCAGTAATTCATGCAAAGCAGTCTTATCTATGCTCTCAGGTGTAATTTTCTCAGCACCAAAGTCACCAAGTCGATAAACAGCAAGCCTTGCATTAGGAGTAAACTCCACGGAAGCCATTGCTGCCTTGGCTGGCTTCATGCCCTTCTCAATTCTCCAATCACCCAGACTAAGCACTTGCTGCCACTTTCTGACACTTTGTGCAAACAGTTCTGCTTGTTCTGGCGTAGGAATGTTAGGCATTTCAACACCTTATAGAAGAATTGTTACAGTTTAATTTAACAAGGCACATTCTGCAACTCTGCGCTTTGTCAGACCTGCTAGAACTTTACCACCGCCCTTGTTCCATAACATGAGTTGCTCTTTAGCCCCTTCCCAATCTTGGGCATTGATTTTCCGCTTCAGAGTGGAAGTTTGGAGTCTGCCAATACCTAAGTTATAGCAAAAGTCCACAATAGCATTGCACTTGCGTTCATCCGTCATAAGGATGGGGCAGTTTCTCAAAGCACCCTGTAAGTAGGTATGCTCTAACTCGTGCATAAGTAAAGCACTAGCTACAGCCTCACCTATTGGGCTATCTTGCAAGGTTACTTTGCGCCCATCAGCATAGTAGGTAGAGCCATAACCAATCGTAGCTACGTTAGCAGGGCAAAGGTAGGGTTTACTTCTAAACCCCTCAAACTGCTTACATAAAGATGCAGCCAGTTCTAAGTTCATATGCCACGCTTAGATAAAGTTCTATCAAGAAACCAGTAGTTAATAGTTCCTGAGAGCAAAGCAGAAAAGTCTGGAGTCATCATTGTTTTAAAGACTTCAGTAGCTGGCGCACCACCTAACCAAGCGTTCCAAGCAAACCAAACATGAATAAATGACCAAACAAACAGAACCCAGTATGTGACCACAGGACGTACAGAAGCAGAAAGTGAGGCTACCCATCCACCCGCTGCTTTAACCATCTCTGCTTGCTGTGTAATGGCGTTGTTGAAGGCATCCATGACACCTACATCAATAGCAGCTTCTCTTTGTGCGCCAATTTCAGCTAACTTTTGCTGACCACGTTGGGCTTCCAAGTCGCATTGGAACTTAAACATATTAAGTTCATGAGAACGCTCGTTCTTCTTATCCATCCATTTAAGAACTTCTGGGGCCATCCTAAAGATGCCACCAAAGATTGAGCCTAGTAGTCCACCAGATAATACTTCAAACATAATTAGAGTCCAATCTTTCCAAGTAGGAGATTAACAATCTTGTCCGACAAATTGTTAGGGAGAAATTTTAAAAAGCCTAAAAAATATTGAGTCACACATCCGTAGACAAATATTTTTAAAGCCAAATCAAAGGTTTTTTGGTATTCATTCATCGCCCGCACTTTACTTTAGCGCACATATCTTGTATCTCAGATATGCCAAATGCAACAGCCAATCCAAGCAAAATCAATATAAAAGCACCAGCAACAATAGCCATTTGTTCCTCTTGTTCTTCTTTCTTTTTCTTAGCATCAGCTTTAGCTTGTCTAGCAGCATGAGCATCTTCAACATCCATTAACTGCGCTCGTTCTTTAATCTTGTTCCATACGTCAATCTTTCCAGACTGCATAAATAGCATTTTTAGTTCTTCTTCAAATGCTCTTGCCTGTTCTAAAGCCATCTCAATCTGAATAGCCGTACCCATGTTAGAGCCACCAGACTTCTTAGCATGAACCATTGCTTTTGTAGCAGTAGACTTGGCATCAAACATCTTGCCAATAACACCAGCAAGAGAACCTAAGTCATTAGCAACCTGTGCGGCTTGCTTGACTACTTTAATGGCTGACTGTATGCCAGCTAGGGCTGTTAGAGGGTCAATCATTTTTTATCAACTTTTTGCCATTCAAGACATACTACTTTTCGGTTGTAAACATCACCCATCCATGACCACCTGACACATCTGTATTTATTTTCACTAGATGCTACCAATATAACAAACATTGATAACATTAGTAACCATCTCACGGCATAGCCCAAAGAATGACATGACTACAGAACATGACGAAACAAAAGAGAAAGGCTAGAGCCACAATAGCTTCTAGCCAATCCATCATTTTTTAATCCAAGTCTGCCAAACAGCACCAGCCGCCATGATTAACCCACCAACCCATAGAATAGGCTTGGCAGCAGAGGCAATCCATCCCAAGACTTTAAAAGCACCCTGCAAGGCATCAAAAGCCTCTACAAGACCTTTAGTGTTCTTGTCTATGCTATCTACCTTAGATTCAACTGCAAGCAGTCTTTCGTAGATTTGCGAGTGGGTTACTTCTTGTGTCATGGCATATCAATATTAACTGGTGCAACCACGGCAATCAATGCTTCTACAGTTGTAGCCGCAGTAATAGCCATCTCTTTAGCCGTACAGTCAGCAATAATCTTTGCTCTTTCTGCAACCACATCAGCGGGAATAGCCACATCACGTTCTGCCTTACGAATGACCATCCAATCGGTGCTTGCCAATAGTGAGTTAGCAGATGCCTTGTTCTGAGCAATCCATTGTGACTTCAAGCCTTTAGTCACACTTGCATCTTCCTCAGTCACATCCTCCAAAGCCTTTGGCGTATTGGTATAGGTGCGAGTGACTACACCATTGCTAACTTGGTAGCTATCAAAAGTCACCCAATAGAAGCGTTGGTCTTTTTGCTCACCTTCAACCACTTCTAATGCACCTTGCTCAATAGCAAATGCGTGATTAGGGTTTGATGTGTTTGGAAAAAGAATTGCTAGTTCACCAACTTGGGTGACTTGTCCATTAGAAATTAAAGCAAACATTGTTTTCTCCTAGACCTCAACGGGCCAAACTGTATTTAAAAGGAAATTCTGCAAAGGCCATGCCAATATAGGTATATCCGCTTGCATTGTCATCTGTGTTGGATTGACGAATCTTGAATCCGTTTGACAATAAGTCAACAGTTCCGTATGTATCTTCTGCGTTTGAAAGATTTGCATACAGTAATTTGTCAACAAGGTTGTATGTGCTTCGTTTGCAGTCAATTAACCACCAAGCACCAGTAACAGTTCCACCTTTGATTAGCAAATATGCGGGTCTAAATCCTAAATACACAAACGGCCCATCGGTTGCGCCATTACCTGTGTAGGAAAATGCCTTGCTATATCCTGCCACATCAGCAAAACAATATGCGACAAGAGCATTACCGCTTCCATTAGCATTTGTTGCGGCAGAGCCAAGAGAAAAAACAGTAGAAGTTGGCGATGTGTTATTCCATGCTGTATCTGAGCCTGCGGCATTTTGTAAATTTAAATATATTGCGTTTCCGTTTCCAAGTGAAACGTGATAACAAATCCAATTTAATGCAGATGACCTGTTTTTAATAATAATCATGCTAGGCGCAACACCCAAACCATGACCCACAGTAGCGTTAGCCCCCGTACCCGTATAAGTAACAATTGAAAACCCACTCGTAGTGTTTGCGCTTACTGTTGAAGTGATAGAGCCTGATGTGTTGGTTGAGCCAGAGCCGTTGGCTTTCCAGTTCCATGCGACATAGGTATCTGCATTATTATTTGAGTTTCCGTTATTTTGAATCGTAAACCCACTTGAATAAGTACCAGATACAATGCTTGGTGTTGTAGTAGTTTCTGCCGCAGTGCTTGGGGATTGAATAAAATTAACAAAACCTCTTAACCTATCTTGCCAAAAATGTGACCAAGATGCACTGTTTCTTCCTTTTGTCCATACCAAATCAGGTTCAAAACCAACTGCAATATTTCTGTTTGTCGTGTTGTCACCAGTCCAAAGCGCAGTATTAAAATAATTCCCCGCTTGCGTAGCCGTAGTCGCCCCAATCGTAGGCGTTGGCAAGTTCTGTGTGCAAAGTGCTTTGAAGCCACTTGGGGCTGTGTTTACAAAAGCCCTCTGTCCGCAGTTTAAAGTAGCCGTGTACGCAACACCCGCATGGTCAAGTGTAGGGGCCATAGGCTGGTCAACACTTGCAAATGTGTAAGTAGCATTTGCACCAGTAGCAGGGTTGCCTGTTGTTCCACCAGTGCTATCTGACCAAACACCACCCTTACCAATCCAAACTTTTCCAGTGTCAGAGTCGTACGCAAATTGAAGCACTTCGTTGATTGCAATGGCTGTAGCTACAGAAACATTTGTTTGCACTCCGTTAATGTAGACTACTAAAGTTCTTCCCAAAAGGTCTGTGTAATAGTAAGCCGACCTTGCTGATGCCGAATGACTTGGTGTCCCCTGCAAAGTAGATATGCCATAACTAATAGGAGTAAGACTACTAACAGCGGTTTGTTGCGTAAATTCCCAATACCATTTACCCGAACTTCCTGTTATGCCAATTGTTCCACGAAATGTAGCATTAGAAGTATTTGCAAAACTCAAATTGCCGTTTGTAATGGTTGCTGTGCCAACACCATCTAAAGGGTTGATGGTGCAATAGTTTCCTCTAACACTACCACCCGCACCCGTATCCACGCCATAAGGCGTAGGCACATCTACCATGCTATCGTTATCAACACCCGCAGTCACGCTGAAGTTATTAGGTGTCCAGTTGTTGCCGTTACCTGAGTAGTCCTTACCCAATGTAGCGGCTGTGGTGTTGCTGTTATCTGAGAAGTTCAGATAGAAGCCGTTAGTGCCGTATGAGCCTGAGTAGGCTTTAGGTTGCCATACGCCTGTTTGTGCGTTTGTTTCACCGAATGATGATGGGGTTAACTGAGAGCCATCAATAAAGTTGATTTCGGTTTGGTAGCCACCAAAATAACCATACTCACCAATTCCATGTGCTTGTGCTGAATTAACCGCAAGTTGCATATTTTGGCTAACACTTGCTAAATTGTTTGTATCAAACGCAGTAACTTGAGTTCCATTGACATAAAGTTTCATTCTATTTGATGCTGTTGCTTGTGTAGTATCTACCGCAAGAACAATGTGATACCAAGCAGATGGGTCACGATAAACAGGTGTTGTTTGTAAAGCATAAATACTAATTAAACCAACGGCTAATCTGTTACTTGCGTCAAACTCAAGAACTAAAAATGTATTGTCAGTTGAACCATATGTACAATTAAATAAACCAAGTCTAGTTGCTGGAAAACTTGAGCGTTTAACCCATCCACTCCATGTCCAAGTAGTTCTTGAACTTGCACTAGCAGGAGTACGATTCAAATAAGCAGAGTCAGCACTATTAAAGCGCAAACTGCGTGAGATTTGATAGCCACCAGAGACTGAAGCTGTTTTAGATGCTGCAAACATTTATCAGTCCTTACTGTGTGTAGTTTGTTCCGACAGTTACCCCGTACCAGCTCGACCCATCTGAGAAAAACGAATAAATATCTTGCTTGGATGCGGTGCTTGTGATTGTTGGCGCAGTACCACCAGCCCACTTAACTGTTGACCAAGTGACTGTGCGTGAGCCTGTAGCATCTTGACGCAACAACATGATGAAAGACTTACCACTTACCGCTGTGGGCATGGTAATCGTTGCATTGCCTGTCAGGGTGATGATTTGTACTGTGCCGTTGGTCAAAGCCAA